AGCGGGAGTGGGCTCAGCGGGAGTGGGCTCAGCGGGAGTGGGCTCAGCGGGAGTGGGCTCAGCGGGAGTGGGCTCAGCGGGAGCGGGCTCAGCGGGAGTGGGCTCAGCGGGAGCGGGCTCAGCAGGAGCAGGCTCAGCAGGGTGTAACGTGTCATATGCAGTTTGTAGTGCAGTATGAACGTCCGCTTCGGGTTTGCCTATATACTGTTTAATAGCAGCGGGAGTGCCGGGATACCCCATTACCCTTTCAAATTCGTCCGCGGCTTCTTTTGAAGTGGTATAACTTTTGTCAATGAACGATAACGCATCGGCTTCAGGTTTACCAATATACTGCTTAAAGTTAAGTCGTTCCGCAGAGGTAGGCGGCCTACCCATTTCAGCCGTAAGCATAGCTGTAATTTCAGACGAAGAAGTATAACCTTGGTCAATTAGATTTTTTACATCTGCTTCAGGCTTGCCAAGGTATTGAGTTAGATCATCTGCAGGGGTTGCATTTTTTCCGTGTTCGGTACCAAATAACGCTTTAGCTTCAACTAAAGAAGTGTACTCAGCATCATGGTCTTTAACAAATTTATTAACATTTGTGTTGTCATATCCACCGGTTAGAGGATTAAACCCTGAAGCTACAATAGAGGCCGCCACATTAGAAGGTATGCCTTCCTTGGTATTTAAATCAGCAATTTTAGTTTCAAAACTTTTAATTTCTTTTGGAAGTATAGATTCTTTAGCAAGTGGGTTATATAGTCCTTGCTCACTACCATCTGGCGCATGCCCTGTAGCGGTTTTAAAAGCATCGGCAAATTCTTGTTGCGAAGTAGTGTTTTTATCTACTAATGAGTCCCATGTAGTGGGGTCAGGAATTTTTCCACCTTGTGGGTCAACTCCAATTGCTTGCAATAATTCATTTTGCGAAGTAGGAGGGCGTCCAACTTCGTCAATAAATTTTTGAGTTGCGGCATCTACACCTGCATTAATATTATCAATAAATTTTTTTGAATCCGCTTCTGTAAAATTTCCAGAAGTTAACGTTGTATTAAGATCAGCTTCTAATCCGGGAGATAAACTAAGCCCCGCTTTTTGCAACATAGCTGTAACTTCATCAGATTCTGTTGTAAACGGATCATTAATAGCAGCTTGTTTGCGGTCGTAAGCATATTCCGCATCTTTTGTAGCTGTAATTTGTAATGATTGTATTGCTTGGTTTTGAAGTTCTGGATTGGGTCTCAAACCAAGATTATAAATATTTTCTATTTCAGCATCAGTATATTCGCGGATAACCGGGCCTTCTGGTCCCATTACTGTTAAATTAGCGCCAATAACAGGAGCAGTAACAGTTCGTTTAAATTCTTTATTTGCTTCGGCTACGGCAAAATTAATTAATGTTTTATCAAGTGATTTACCCGCAAGTTTTCCATTAAGTAAGGTTGTAAAAAATTGTTGCGCATTGGTCTGCGTTCCGGGAATTTGTGTATTTGGATTTAATCCAAATGTTCCAAAAATTTGCGATGTGCCATAGCTAATTGCGGCACCTTGCACCATGCTTTGAATTATTTGCTCTGGGCTTTTTCCTGCAGCAGCTTGGGTAGCCCCGTACGTAATGGCATTTTTTTGCGCAGTGGAAAGATTGTCGTACCCCGGAATCTGTTTAAGTGCAAAAGTCGCCCCTTCGCTAATCAAAGAACTTTTAATGGCGTCTTCTACACTTTTTCCATTAATTGCAGCGGCAGCAGCTTGCCCGGTTACATTGGTGGCAAGTTTTACAAAATCTGTATTGGCCCCGTATTCTTTGGCCAAATCACCCATGTAAGTGCCTGCTTGCGCCCCAAGATACATTGCTGCAGTACTTTGAATGGCTTTGCCAAAATCGCCCCCGTTGGCAATAGTATTGATTAGCGTGGACCCTATAGCAGCGTTAACTGCGGCGGATGCAGTAATTCCCAAAGCTGACGTTAGGTATGATCCGATAGCTGGCCCGACGCCGGGCACAAACATAGCAGCCACGGCCAGCATAGCTTTTGGATCAGAAAGAACTTGCTCAGCCGTGTGGACAATAGGCTGAATAATGGCGTCATCAACTCTGCGTCCAAAGCGTTCAGCCTCTTCTTTTACGCTGTCAAACCAACTAAATGGGTTATACCAAGACATTACAGTCTCACTTCGGCAACTGGCGTGCCATCTTTTACACTAACACGGGAAGGAAATTTACTGCCTATACGTTTCAATGCGTCATTAATATTTGTTCCTTGATTGAGGGTTGCGGCGGTTTCAATTTTTAATTTTTTAAACATATTAAATACCAATTCTAAATTTTTACTTAATGCTGATTCCTCGTCGGCAGTAAAACAAAAAAATAAAACTGTTTTTGGGGCAACCGTACGAAATGTCACAAGCGTATTGCCTTGGCGAATAGACCCACCGTTTCTTTTGGTGTTGTCATTAATAATGGCGCGAAGATTTCCTGCCACCGTACCGGGCGGATGGTTGCGCTTAGCATCAATTTCAAGAATTTGATCCGGTTTCATATTAAACCTTAATCTTGAGCACGTTGCCCGCGCTTGTGTCGCGGTACACATCACCAGAACGCAACGTGGCTAAATCCGCTTGAGTAGGTAGCCGCGCCACACTGATGTTTAAAGCGGTAATATTGATTGGCTGCACCGCACTAATCTGCTGAAAAAACAAATACAAAATATTGGTTAGCGCAGACATATGCCCAAGGTCATATTCCAACGATGGAGTTGGCAAACGTGGCGGAACGGAAGTTGAAAACAAGCTCATGTATTACCCCTGCCACCATCTTGTTTAATGTCTAGTCGATGCGAGCCCATTTGCCACGCACAACCAAGTTGATTGGATTCCATTGTAAGAATCATTTGCCGCCCGCGTACACGAATAAACACTTGTCCTGTGAAAGCTTCAATAGGTACAGTGGCTGATCGAGTAATCAAGGCGCTGGAATCGCCGCCCACAGATTGCGGATTATTGTAACCAGAACCTGAGTTTTGCATCGGGGTTAAAGTCAATGTTACCTGCGGGTTATCTATAGTAGACCCGGTAAAGTTTAAGTCCGGCAAGATACGGCGCACAAAGCCAAACCGATCACCATCATCAATATCAAATTCTGTTGTAGAAATTTTGGCGTAAATAGGTAATGGCGTAGCAGTCTCATTGTCATCCACCCCATACTCATGGTACACAATATTATTAGTGTATGTAGCCGCCATAGGGTAATTACGCAGCCCTGAATCTAACCATGCGCTGCGTTGCATCTTGCCGTACGCCCAAACACCTTCGCCATTATTTTCAAAATAATTGTAAATTACATACCGGTCAACTATAACATTTGGATTTGTTACTGTGTTGGTGCCGTTAGGCCCTGTCAATGAACAATAAAAAAACCAAACTTCATTAAAGCCTTCATTAGTTGTAGCAAAAAATTGAGACGCTTCCGCTAAATTAATATCGTTATAAATGTATTGGCGTAAATCACAACGTAGTGTACGTACACTTCCATCATATTTATAAAACTTGTCTACGCCCATCCAGTAAGCTACGCCTGACGCTAATGCGGCGGCATTGGGGCTTGCAATAGATATATTATCCCCTAACAACTGAGAACCCCATACCACAGGAGGCCCTGCATATTGCAAAGAGTAAATTGTAGAATCTGTCCACACCAAAATCTCTTGCCGGGTTTGCAGCACAGAGACAATTTTTGACCCGTGAGATAGCCGTACGCTACCTGCTTGGTTGGTTGCTGCTGGATACCATTCCAAATAATCTTCTTGGTTTGACCAGCGAATAAGCATTGGGTCTTGGGCAGTAAGCCCGTAATCATTACAGCCAAATGCAAATACAAACCGTGAGGCATCAGAAACAAGAATTAAATTTTGTATGCTAGGAACATAATTTGCACCAGCCAAGCTTGAAACTAAAACTCCACGGGTAGTTAAAGCCACAGACCCTTTATGAATATAAATACCGCCACCAAATATAGCAAATAATAAATCTTCACCAAAGTTTGCTTGGCTCCACAACCGCAAAGCTGCCGTTGAGGTTGTACCAACTCCCCATGTGCCAGTGCTCCAGCCCCCAGCGCCCCACCCACTAAACGGAACTGCGGTAGCAGCGCCTACGTTAATTTGGTATGCTGCCACTACAGACGCCCCACCCCCAACAGCGGAAGATGTAGCGTTAGAAGCAGCCGTAATTGTGTATGTATTGACTGCGGCACCAACGGTAGAAATTTGGTATTCGCCGTTTAGATTTAAACCGCCTACAGTTGTAGCGCCACTAAAAGTAACAAAGTCGCCATTTAAGTAGCCGCCTGCAGTATCGGTTACTGTAACAATATTAGAAACATAAACAGTAGAAAATGGGTTATTTCCTAACGTTGCAGCCGGGGTAACGCGTAACGGAGTAATGTCATAATACCCAGCATCAGTTTGAGCTTGGATATAAAATTTTAAATTGGTGCCAATACCAAGCAAATTTTGGCTGCCCAGTGTTACCCAATTCCACAATGACCGGCATACCCCAAGAAAGGTAGCGGAAGAAACACGTTGCCACCCACCAATTTTTTCAGGTGTGCCTTGGCGGAAACGAATTTTTTCGGATTCGTAGTAGCCGTTTTCGTTGGTGTAGCGGGTGTTTTCTCGATTTACGCCCGCTCTTTGCGTCAACTTTTTTAACGGCATGGGTTACCTCATGGGATCATCTTAAGGCCGGTTGCCTCAACTTCGTTTACCCGGCGAGTCCAGCCTTTGCCAAACGTCTCCCAAGTAGGTAAAGACATCATAAAGGATAAGCGCCGTTTTGCATAGTCTTGCACAAGCTGCTTAGGGTCCATTGCCTTTACCGCCACAAGCGTTTTTGGCCCGATACCACCATCAGGCTCGACGCCAACGCAGGACTGTAGCCACTTAGCAGCTCGACCAGCACCGCTATTAATAGCGGCATCAAAGACAACGTAGTCCACTCCAGAAGGCAAGTCATCGCCACAGATTTTATCCCAGTATTTGCGTTTGTACAAAGGGCCAACATCATTGGGTGTCAGCGCCCGCATGCTTTTTTCATCCACGGGATGCCCGCAGTGCTCCTCCCAAACTGCTTTGGTGCAGCCAAGGTTTGTCATACCGCCGGGGTCTTTTGGATTGTTTACAAAGCCGCCTTCATGGACAAGGACAGCAGCAAGGGATTTAGGAAAGTTGTCTTTCATATCAGTGCTTGTGGCTTGCGCCAAAGTAGTAGGTCAAAATTAGCATGAACGCAGCATCAAGTTGGCCCAGCAGGCGAAGGACGATCTCGCGCATCTCGGGCGCAATGACATGGTTTAACAAGAACCACTGAACAAAACTCCATGCAACGAAAACGCCAACGGCAATTAAGGGAGTGACGACTTTGCTGTACCAAGGTGCTGCCGCGCTGGTGGAAATGTCTGCTTCGCGTTTGCGTGCGCTGTCCCTGTCTGCGGCGTCCAGCTTGGCGTATTCCAGTTCTAACTCAGCCAGTTTCTGAGTGGCTTGAGGGTCACCTGCCATAGCTTGTACAACAGCTTCGACAGAATCAGCCACGCCAAACTTAGCAGCGATAGCGGAAACAGCAGCGCCGCCAAGAGGCCCAGCGACAGCGGTAGCAAGAGTAGGCGCAATGTTTTTGAGGAGAGAAAGTAGTTCATTCATATCAACCTTTCAGTTTGTACACAACAAATTCAAATGTAGCCCAACCAATAAACCCGGCAGCCAAACAAGATGCAAGGCCAATAAATAACGCCTCAACCGTTTCAGCCATTTTCTCACGTTTGAGTTTTGCGGCGGCTTCAGCTTCACGTTCTTCTTTACGGCGGTTGGCTTGAATCAGGTTGTATTCAGCTTGAATGGATTCCCAGACGTCGCCCTGTCCAGAATAGATCAGTTGCTCCTTGAGCTTTTTTTCGGCGTCTCGCAGCGCTTTGGCTTGCATCACGGTGTCAAGGGCTTGGCCCATGTCCGAGCGGGGCTTCTTGCCTTTGTCTTCCGTTGCAGCTTTAGCAACGGTATCGCGCATCTCAAAAAACTTAATCAAATCACCACTGCACTCCTGCAAGTCTTTGCCCATTTGAATAGCTTCTTGAACACCCGCTATGGTGCTCTTGGCCAAGGCAAACGCTGCGCTGATGGTAATTGGATCAATCATGGCTTACGAAGACATAACTTCAAGTGTGTAAGTGAGGCTATTAACAATTTGATTTAAAGTTATTGAGTAACCACTTGGATTACCACCAGGGTATTTACTGGCTCCATAGTTTGTATCATTTCCGGCACAAGAATTTGCCGCTCCTACAGTGGTTGTTCTATTTACCATACCTGTTGGCGCTTGGTTTAAATCAAGGCCTGTCGTGCCAGTGGTTCCAACAAAACCTATATACCATGAAGTGCTGCCGTTTCTACTTGTTGCTCTCATCCATAGAGCAAAATTTTGTGATACCTCATAATCAATTGTGTAACTTGTACCGCTTAAAACAACTTTGACCCCCCGGTAAATCATGACAACTAAGTTTGTCGCCCCAGTCCATGTTCCAACTGGGTCAGTTCCGGTAGCCACCCTATAGGCAATGACACCAGCTTGATTAGATGGGGTGTTAGAAGCAGGCTGTATAGTAGTCCATCCGCTG